TAGTAACAGTAAAGTCTGTACCACGAATACCAATAGTAGCACTTGGGGTTTCTATAAAAATATTTTCTTTATTGATTGTCGCTAGTTTTCCTGTGATAAATCTTGCAGTACCACTAGCAAACTGTAAAGCCATCTTAGATTTAGATGGGTCAGGGTCATAGATAAACTCGTCTATAATAAGTTCAGAATGTTCTGTTAGCCTAACTTGGCTTTCGTCTAGGAATGTAATCCCTATCCGACCTTCTGAAGTTTGTACATTGTCAAAGCTTTCTATATTAAAAGATAAGGCAGCATCATAAGGTTTATCCCTTACAATCCTGCCTGTTCCGTTAAGTTCGGTTATGTTGCCAATGCTAGCATCCAACGGCTGTGCCATTATCGTCTTGGATAATACACACGCTGCCATTAGAACCATTGGATATAATTTTGAGCCAATCATTATTTAATGTGCTTAATTGTTGGATGTCAAAAGTCCGTGAGTCGCCTGTCTGGTCTAGGTAAAAATACCCACCAGCATAACCACTACCTTCAAAGTTAACTGTGTTTGAATCACCGTCAACGTCTACATAGTTTGTAGCTCCATCATAATTAATATCAAAATCAAATACGTTTCCATCGCCATTTACAATCCAGTCAAGGTCTGTATTACTAGCCATAGCTGTTGTAGCTAAGTCTAGCGTAAAATCATTACTACTACCTGACACGTCAATGTTAACATCTGAACTGTCTGCACCATAAGTGTTACTTGGGTCTACTTGAATTGTGAAATCATTACTGCTTCCATCAAAATTAAAATAGCCTGTAAAATTGTCAGCCCAAATATCTCCTAGAAAAGTATTAGAACCACCTATTTGATTTATGTCTAGAGTAAGACTGTCTCCATCTAAATCTAACGGTGTTAAATTTCCTGCTGTGCTTTCTAACCCAGCAATGATGTTACTATCTCCTCCTAGTTGTTCTAAATCAATATTGGCGGTATCGCCTGATTGGTCAATATATATTTCATTATCTGCTAATGCACTTAGCGACAACATAACTAATATACTAATTAGATTCTTCATATTCCCAATAGCCTCTCCCTATTCCTATTTTTATTATATTTAGTACACCTGTCTCTACTGCTTTTGTTAAAGCAATAGCGATAGATTCGTTCTCAGCTACTCCTCCTTCTATTTCCACCAGCTCTGTGCCAGCTTCTATAAAACGAAACACGTCCTGAGAAACACTTGTAGATAAAATGCTTTTAGAAACTGATGTCTCTACTAACACTTCACCTGTAGATACTGAAACTAATCGTAGTGAAATAATTACAGTATCTTCTCTATACTGTTTACTGTTACCTATTCCTAGGTATCTAGCACCAGCACCTCCAGATTGTAGGTTAGCCTCATACGAGATTACACCTCCCTGGAACATAAGCCCTGCAAAAAGCAAAGGCTGTAATTTTGCATCTTCTTTAAACTCTTTACGAGTTGTCCTAATTAATTGTCTTTCTTTTGTAAGGTCATCAAGTCCAACACGTTCTACTACTTTAAAGAACTTACCATCTGATGTATGCTTCAAAGCCCTTATCAATATTGCTTCTGGAGCTTGTGTTATAGCTGTACTAAATAAAGCAAAAGAACTATTACTTCTTCTTTGCCCTGTTAAATCTTTAAAACTATTAGGGTATACCGCAACAACTGGTTGTTGTTTAGCACCAGGCATTTTAAATAGCTCATCTGATTGTATTTCTAATATGGTTGAAGGCTGTATTTTTTTCGATAGAACTAAGTCGTCATTCTTACTTAATACTGCACATCCACTAAAAAGAAAAATCACCAATAGGCAACTGAATAGTTGTTTGTGTTCCATCGCTTGCTGTTATAGTTAGTGTTATTATTCCGTCTTCTATACTGTATTCTATAGTATTACCTTCTAAAGTTAGTATGCCATTTGTGCTAGGATTTTCTCCGAATAAATTTTCTACTAATTGTCTAGATAGTTGTGCATATATTCTAGATTCTAAATTCCTGATAAATCTAGCTAATGTTGTGTTCTCCTTATCTCTTTCTATTTGTTCTTGTAGAGCTTTGAGTTCTTCTTTTATACTCATCTTTCTAGTAAACTCTTGGTTCTCTATAGTTAAATAATGTGCTGATGTACCTATACCACTAAATGATGGGTTCTTAAACTTATGTACCATTTCATCTGCAATACTATTAAGAGACCAAAACACAACTAATATAGACCAAAAGAACATACAGAACTCGCAGTTTCTTTCAGCCTTCTTACTTTTAAATGTTGGGATAAGTTTAATCTTTCCTTTGGTCTTTCTTTCCATCTGCTCTCGCTAATCTATCGACATCTACTTGTACACCCATAGCAGTTCTTACCATTGAGTCTATTCGTATCATGTCATTGTCCATTTGTCTTACTCTATCTATCAATGCAACTATCATACCGTGTTGCGTATCTAATTTTTTATGTACGTCTGCTATCAAAGCATTAAATAATTTATATACCATCCACCCAGCAGCACATGCAAAAGCAGCAGGAATACCTACAGTTTCCAAGACAGTCATAAAGTCTCTAGTGTCCATTATTTACCTTTCACTAAACTGCCACCAAAGTACATACCTATAATAGCTGATACTAAGTTAGTATCTAATTGTGTAATTACTAAACCTTGAAAAGTTATCCATTCAAAAATATCCCTGCCTTCTTTAAAGAACCAAAAACCTGGATTCCAATTTGTATATCCAACAGTTACTGATACATCTGGATAATATACAGCTACAAGTTTAGGTAATAAAACAATAGCAAAGACTGATGTTAATGCTATGATTCTTCTTGTCCATGCAAAACCTTTATCCTTTAAGCCGTGGTCAAGTGATTGCTTTCTAGCCTTCATCTCAAACTCCCCACGTGTAATGAGTAGCTTTTGTTGCTCTGCTTTAGCTTTTCTACTTTCAGCCCATACACTCATTAGTCCACCTAGGACTGTAGATGCAAGCATAGTAATTATTTCAAACGGAAATCCCAATCTAATCTCCTAATACTTTAAATATAGTTCTGGATGCATCTCTTCTTCTATCTATATGTGGTGTTCCAGGCTGTAGATAATTTTCAGAAAATGAAATAGCTGCTCTTGCTACATCATCACCCTGTAAATCTCTTTGCAACTGGCTTATTTTATTTTTATCTACTGTGTGTTTTCCTGGTGCTAATTGATTTATACTTTCATGCATAAACATAGTTTGATTCATGGGGGTATCTTCAAACTTGTTTGATGTCAAATAGCTATCTTCATTTTCCATATAATATTTTTTTTGAAAATCAAATTGATAAAGACCATAACCATTACCCTTGTCTTGTTTTTGTTGATGGTCGTAAGTACCACCTGTCTCTACATGGATATTACCAAGAATAGCTGCTCTAGCAACTTTACCATATCCTAAGTTTTTTAAATCATTATCTATATTATCAAATCTTATTCTTGTTTCTTTATCAATAGTTTTATCATTTATTACAAGACTTCCTGTGTTATATTGCATACGTCCCATTTCTTTAAATGTTTCTTTTACAATCCCACCTTTCTTATAACCTACTCTTGGTGGTAGTACATCTTCAATACCTTGTTGTAGTTGGTATCTAGCTTCTTCGTCTATAAATCTACCGCCTTCAATGATTGGTTCAAAGGGGTCAAAGCCTGTGTATTTTTTAAGTGGATGTCTAATACCTATCAAAGGAGTTTTTCTTGCTAACGTTTCAAACAATCCTCTGTTGTAGATTGTAGAGCCTGTAATGTCTCCCATAACAGGGCCACCTAAACTTGATACAGCTACTAAAGGATTTGGATTTGCTCTATAAGCATCTGCAAATCTTAAACCATATTCTATTGGGCCTAATAAACCTACTCTTTGAAAAGCTCTAAGGTTTTCTTCTGCACTTCTAGCTACAAAAACATCGAAAGCTTTACCTTTTAAATCAGTTCCTGGCTTTCTTGCAAACTGGTCATACTTTGCTTGTTGTTCTGGACTACTTCTCCAGTAATTAGTACCTCTTGCAATAGCTGTTGAGCCTGCTACAAAAGCAGCAAACCTTGGAGCTGACATTCCAGGACTATTTAAAGTATCTCTAGCAAAGTTTTTTAATACAGTATTACTAAACGCTGTAGGGTATCTTAAAAACTGTGTAAATATATCCCATTTAGGATTAGTCATATATCTAGGCACTTTAGAAAATTCTCTAGATGTAGGTAAGATTACACTTCTTGCAAATCTACCACCTGCTTTAGACATCTCTTGTGTCCAAAAATTATTATTTCTTTTTGCACCAGACTCTAACCAATCCAATCCTTCTTTGACACTTATACCCATGTCTTGTATTTGTTCTTTTAAATAATTTGTTCTTTTATAAAGATTACCTTTACCAGCCCAAACTCCATCCATACTATCTAGTTGTTTAAGTATGTCTTTATCTTTACCTGTTGTTGAGTTTACAAAAGTATCAACATCATCAAAGATTTTTACTCCAGCTTTTTGTAGTTTACTTAACTGAATTAATGATTCTTCAACTATATCTCTACCTGTATTAAAAGCTGCAAGCTCAATAGTCTTTGTCCAAGGTAATAGTAAGTTGGCTTTGTAAAATACTCTAGCTCCTTTTTGTAGACTTGCGTTTTGTAATCCATCACCAGCTAATCTATTTGTTAAATCTGCTTGCACGTCATCTACAGCTAAGTAAACTCTATTAGCTTCTCTGTTAGCTACAACTTCTGATAGGCCTCTCCTTTCTTTTAACAAACTTTTTAAATCCGATGTTAAAAATTGCATACCATTTTCTAGTTGGTACTGAAAGTTTTTTACAGATTGCTTTCCTGATATTCTAGAAGCTGCTATCAAACCTTCTGAGAAAGAAGAGACAGTAGCTAAAGGTAGGTAAGCCATAGCATTAGCAAGCTTGAGGCCATCATATACTCCTTGTTTTATTTGCCCTTCAAAAAAGTTTACCGCACCTGTAACAGACTTGAAAGATTCTATCATGTCTTTTCTTTCTGTAGCTGTTAAACGTCTACCTAAAGTTTTGAACACGTCTTCATCTAAAGGGTCTACGTGAGTTCTTATAAAATCATCTATATTATTTTGTCTTAAGCTTTGAAATGTTAATACTTCATTACCTTCTATGTCTTTGCTTTTTACAACCTTTACATTAGATTTAGCACCGCCTAAAAAGCTTAGTTTAGTTTGTATTGTATTAGCAGCGTTTAAACCATAACTAGCACTAACAGGTATTAATTCATTAGTTAGATATTTTTCATAAGCATTGTCATCTAATTTTAATTTTCTACCGTGAGTAAGTAAGTTGCTATGGCTAGCATATAATTCATTATTAATATTTAACATACCCTCTGCAATATCATCTGCTTCTTTTTTGGATATTTTTAAATCCTTAGATAACTGTGCAACAAACTCTGGTTTATTATCTTTTATAGCTTGTCTATTCCATTCTCTTGGAAAGTAATCTTCTATTCTTATATCACCAAAACCTGCTTCTTGAGCATCTCTAGCTATACCATCAAACCATTTTCTTAAATCATTAGCTACTTGTTTTGTTTCTTTGCTTCTTCCTTGTAATGCTTTTTTATTTCCTCTTAAGAATCTAATAATAGCAAGCTCATCGGCTTGCATCATAACTCCATCAGGAGCTATAGGCTCTATAGTCTTAAAAAATCCTACTCGCTGTCCTTCTTCCATGAACATATAATTGCCTCGTCTTGCATTTAATTGTTCAGGAAAACTCCACTCTACTTTTTTATTACTTCTCTTACCTATACCTAACTGAGAATCATGGTCTAATAAACCTCTGAAGTAAGATGCATACTTTACTCCTTGTTTTTCTAAGGTTCTTAGTTGAGCAGCATTACCTAATATAACTCTACCTACAGTATTGTCCCAGGCTTGATTAAACTTTAATCGGACATTATCTATAATACTATCGTCTCTATAGACTTTAGGTTTATTGTTTATTTGTAAAACTGGATTTGAATAATTAGACCACTTTTGTCCACCATAGCCAGCAACACCACCTAGTAAAACACCAGCAACAGTTGAGCCTACTAACTCTTTTGATGAGTAAGCTCTTCTTAAGCCTGTATTTATTTCTATATTTTGATTAGCATGGTTGTGTAAACCCATCCAGCCACCAGCTTCTACTGCACCCATACCGCCTGCTACTTTTGTTGCAGCTTTTGCAGCTTCTTCTAGCGACCCATCAGCAATAGCTTTTTTAAGCTGTGTTTTATTTAAAGCTCCTTTATTAGCTTGACCTAACATCTTCAAAGCTTGAGCAGTTCCTTTACCTACTGTAGCTCTAGTAGCTAATGTTCCGCCTCCTGTAAAAGGAGTAAACAAAGCAGCTAGTATTAGAGTAGGGTCAGTAACCATATCTATTGCTCCGTCTTTAACTAATTCAAGGAACTGTCCTGTACTACCTATATCTGCACCATCAAACATAGTTCTTAAGTATTGATAGTCTTTCTTTTGTTGTTCAGTAAACTTATTAGAGTCAGCATATCTTTTCATAGCTGACGTAAGGTTAAAATCAGAGTCTCTTAAATACTCAAAGATATCATTTTGTTCACCAATAGAACCTAAGAATCTTTCAGAGACTGCCTGGAACTCTTTATCTCCTTCTAAATCATTTAAGTCATATTGTTGAATAGGTGTGCTTTGTTGATTTCTTTTAGAAAAACTGGGAGAATAATTAAAGTTTGACATTTAGTCTGTTCCACCGACACTCAAAGCTGCATCTTGAAGTCTTTGTATTTCTTGTTTCTGCTCCTCTGTTAGCTCTTTTTTAGGAGCTTTATAATTATCAGGGTCGTCTAATAAACTTTGAAGATATTCTTTCATTAAAGATAATTCTTGCTCATCAGATATTTTATTTTTACCATATAATTTACCACCGTCTGTTTTATCTTCTACAAATTTTCTAAAGTTTGCACTATTATAAACAGTTGTTTGACCTGCCTCCATACGCTCAATAGCTTTTTGTAATTTACTTATTGGTTGCTTAGCAAAGAATTTAAGCTCTCTGTTTTGCTCCGTACTTACTGGAGGAGGATTTGTGTCTGTTGCATCAGAAGTATTACCCTCTTCTATTTCCATAGGTTCTGTTATTACTTCTGGTAATGTTCCTGTGTTACCAAACTTTTGTATAACCCCATCATACCTAGAGTCTACGTATCTAAGTTCTTCAGGGAATAAACTATTTATTTGATTAATTTTTTCTAGTTCATACTGTAAAACTTTTTCTTCATTAGTACCTTCATACTTAGCTATATACTCTGGTAAATTTACTTCAGCAGTTCCTGTAAAGTTTCTACCTTCTTTTACAATCGTTCCTTGTAAGTCAATTACAATTTCTTTGAACCTATTGTTTTGCTCCGATTCAGTTTTACCACTACCTCTAATATCTCTAATTATATTAGGTATTTGAATTAGTAAACTTAATTCTCCATTATTACCTACAGTATTTATTTTAGCTACGTTCATTAAGTCATATAAGTCAGGAGTAGTATTAGGATTATTCATTAATAACTGTTGATATGAACTATCATGTGTTGGGTTTTTAGATATAGAATCTTTATACCCATCATTTACTTGAGTTAATACATACATAGCTGCAAGGTAATCAATATCTCCCTCTGCTATATTTAAATTATAATCTTTTACTTGTCCTCTAATATGATTAGCTGCATAAGCAACTTTAACACCATAATTTTTTACAGTATTTTGAGGGTCAGTTGCAGTTCGTCCTTTACCTTTAATTACCTGATTATAAAGAGGATTCATGTCAGGATTAGAACCATCAGTTAAAACTAACATCATAGCTGACTCAGCAGCTTTTACTTGTAAGTCACTAGGAGGTTTAATCTCTGCTACTTTAGTTCTTGTAGGTTCATTTACACCAGCATTAGATAATACAGGAATACCGTTTTGGTCGTAAGATAAATACTGTCCTTCTTGATATGTAAACTCATCACCACCACTTATATAAGTTCTATCTTTTATCTGGAACGTACTTTCTATAGGCTTTCCTTGAATACCTCCCTCTGAAGGTGGTTTACCTATTTTAGCTCTTATTCCTTCTATTAGACCATCAATATTAAATCTACTGCCTTGGTCTGTAGCTGCTGTGTCGTATGCACTTACAGCATTTTTTAAATCTATTAATTCTTTTGATGTCCCTTCGCCTAATGTTAAACGTAAGTTTTCATGGGCTTCAAGATTTTTAAAGTCTATAGTTTCTTCTGTTTCTGAACCTAGTAATTTTTGTATACCCTTACCAATCCTACCAAATACATTTTTAGGGTTTTCTCTACTATTCCATTTATCAAACTGACTTAATATTGTTTCCATATCAGGAACATCCATACTTTCATTATATAAAGTTTGATAATAACCTTTTAATTTCTCTGCTTGTATTTTTGACTCAGAAGTTACATAAGAAGCTAATTGCACAGGATTTAAATTAGTAAACTCACCGCCAAAACTTTCATCTTGTAATCTAGTTCTTAAGTCTGCTGCAATATAATTCTGTAGTCTTTGTATATCTACAGTACCATTTACAACAAATCCAGTTTTATTAGTTTCATCATTGTATTCTAAACTTTGTCTTTGACCTTCTTGATTAGATAAATAACTTTGAAGATAGGTTCGCATAGGTATATTTTTATCTTGCAAAGCCTGTCCTTTTGAATCAAAAGCATTTCTAACTTCTCCAAAGATACCTCCAATAGCAGGCTCTATAAGTAATCCTCTAACTAAACTTTTTTTGTAGCCTTCTTTATCAGCTTCTTTAGCTTGCTTTATACCCCTTTCATTTGCATCATTGAATGCTTGTTTAGCAAATTCAACACCACCGTCATCATATAATCCCATTATTCGTCCTCTCCTCTAGCTAACAGACTATCATTAGTAGGTTCAACTATCTCTTCTGGTTGTCTATCTAATAATCCTATTTCAGGTAAAGCCTCTATTTTTTCTACTACTGCTTGAGGCAATACCCCTTCAGGTATTCCTCCTTCTCTTGCTCGCTTTCTCTTAGCAACCTCAGCCACGTTCTTTGCCTTAGCCACTAACATCTCTTCCTCTTCGTCAGTCTCTCCATCTTCCATATCTAATAAAGCTGAAGAATCGTCTGAGTCTATTCTATATTTTACTCCAGATTTTTCAGCAAGAGACATAAGTAAAAATGCAAATGGTTCTAGTAACATAAGCATTAAATCAGGATTCCATTTACCTTCTCTAAAACCTACATAACCCATTTGTAAGGCTAAATCCATGACTGGAACTCCATCACCCATTGCAAGAACAATAGGAGTATAATTTTCTTCATCAAGTAATTCTAAAGCTGTATACTCTAAAGCTTCTCTCATATCTGTAAAATCAGGTTTCCCTTCAAAAGGCCTTCTTTGTTCTACAGGTTGTGTCCAGGATTGACCTGGTATTGGATATCCTCTACTCGCAAAAGCTTCAACAGCTTCTGGATTCATTTCTTCGCCTATATTTTTTTCTATCATCTATATACTCCTGCTCCACCTGGGGTTGTCGGATTCGTAGTATTCTGTAAAGCAAAACTATTCATCCAGTTTCTCCAGTCCTGTCCAGCATCTCTATTTAAAATATCATTTAAAATACCACTTGAATACATACTTGTAGCTTGCCAAGAATTACCTCTTGGAGCTGAGAACTGGTCTATAGCTCCTAAGCTAATTGTAGGTGTACTGCCAATACCCATAATGTTAGGTATATTAATTTTGTTATAAGTGTATTGAGGTGTCATATCTACACCCACAGCCTCGTATGCTCGGCTTTCAAGGCCACTTAATAACCCATCTGTTATCTTTTGTTTACCAGCATCATATAAATCAAAGTTTGCTATATCTTTTCTAATACCAGAGTCTTTATCAAATACATTAATATTTTCTAAGAAACTTGGCTTATCTGTTTTTGGAGATAACAATGAAGCTGCTTGTTCACTTAAGGCATCTGAGCTAGCAGCTATATCTCCTATAGCATCTACTCCTACTTTAGTATTTTTAAATAACTCATTATTATTTAATTCAAAGTTCATGCCTCTAGTAAGCTCTCCTGTTTTACCAAACTCAGGTATTCTTACCTCGCCTGGTGCAGGTAGCTCATAACTTAAGGTGTCTTTATTGAAGTCTAATGGTTTATCCAAAGCTCTTGGAATAGTCTCAGATAGTTGAGCTTGAATTTGGTCAGACTTAATTCCTGTTTGAGTTGGTAAAGTATCTAAAGAAGATGAAAAGTCTTTAGAAAAAACAGATGTTTTGCCTTCACTTAAAGTCATTCCTTTACCTTTGAAAAAGTTTCCTACTCTGTCAATACCATTACTTATAGCTGTACTTACACTTGTATATGCATTCTTAATCCAAGTACCGCCAACATTAACAGCTTCTATAGTTTTACCTAAAACCTTTGAAAAAAAGTTTGCATTAGGCCCAAGTAGTTTTGTAGACCAGCTAGCTAATTTGCCTGCTGTTCCAAACAGGCTTCCTACAGCTCCCATAGCATAAGGCATTAAAAATGCCATACCTATTTGACCTACTATTCCTAGTTTACCAATACCTTTCATAACACTTTTAAAAGTTTTTTTAATTCGTTTACCTATCTTCTTGACAGTCTTCTTAATACCTTTCCATATTTTACTTAAAAATCCCATTTACTTTCTCCTTAACTTCCAAATAAGCTGTTGATTGTTGAAGATGCACTTCTAAAATTAGAACCCCAATTCTTTGCAGCATCTCCTTCAGCAGTTGCAGCAGACATCATAGCTTGTACTTTTCTATTAGCTGTATCAGTAGCCCATCTGAAATCATAATCAGCTTGGTCTCTTAATTCTTGCCATAAAAAAGACTGTGCAGCTTGAGTCAACCCAAAAGCATTCTGAGCATTTTGTTGATTAACTGCATTTTGTGCAGCAGTATCAGCAGTATTTGCTCTTCTTCTCCAGTCTATATTAGAATTAATAACTGCTTGTTCATTAGCAGCATTCCATTGTTGTCTATTGTAATTTAATTGCTCGTTAAACTGTTCTACTTGATTCATAATTGCAGCATTAGCTTTATTAACATCTGATACTCTATTAGCATCTCTA